TCACCATCCTCGGACTTCGCTACGGCGGCGACCCGACCGTCATCGTCCCGCTCGCACTCGCCGTCCTCGGCGCGTACAACGGCGTCGAGATCGCTGACTATCAGGCGCTCGCCCAGGCCATCGTCGAAGTCAGCCAGGAGACCGCCCCCGAGGAGTAACCCATGGGCTACGACTACACCTGCGACGCTCGCGTCGAGGGCGTTTGCGAGCGCGGCGGCGACCGCCCCGCGCTCGCCGCCCAGTTCCGGGAGGCGACGTGGCTCACCGACGACTTCGGTGGCCGCATGCAGGACATGGGCTACGGACTCGGCGACACGATCACCATCTGCCCCAGTTGCGCCGAGGAAATCCTCGCCCCCGGACGATGACGGCTCCCGGCTCTAGCGACTCGACCGACGTCCGCGAACCCGCCCGCGACCTCTTCTGGGAACTCCACGATGCAGACCGCTACACCTGCCCCGGATGCGGACGCGGCCGCGATGAGGTCACCGCGTTCCACGTCCACCACCTCGATGGCAACTCGACGAACCACGCTCGGGACAACCTCGTCGCGCTCTGCCCGTCCTGCCATCTTGGCGACGAACACGACCGCCGACTCCCTGACACCGCGACCGAAACCCCGGGCGTCTACGGTACCGGCCCGCCGCGCGTCGGTGACACCTCCCCGGGCGAGTGACCGCGCCATGACACCCCGAGTTTTATCGACCACGCCATGACAGACGACGACCCCGAGCTGGAGATCGCCGAGGAGGCCCCGACCGACGAGGAGGGCCACCCGATTCATCCGGACCCCGACAAGAGCCATCGGATCTGCGCGGCGACGAAGTCGGAGCGGACGACGGCGACCGAGCACGGCCGGGAACGCGACGACGTCGCGTACTGCACGCTCGCCGCAGGCTGGGGCGTCGACGGCAAGAGGGAGGGCCCGTGTTCGCACCACACCGGCGCAATCGACAATCGCGGCGAGAACAACCCGAGCTACGAGCACGGCGCGTTCTCCGAGCACTTCACCTCCCACCTCACCGAGGACGAGAAGCAGGCGTTCGAGGACGCCCGCGACCGGCTCGACTCCCCGGAGGGCTCCCAGGAGATTGCGAAGGACGCGGCAGCAATTTGCCTCCAGCAGTTCCGGCGGTCGATGGACGAGCGGTTCCTCCGGCGGTTCGAGAGTCTGTGCGACAAGTTCGGCATCGCGCCCGAGGACGAGCTGACCGTCCACCACGAGGGCCTCGAAGACGCGTTCATGTCGAACCTGAAAGGCTACTACGACGAGGACTGACATGTCGACGACTTCCACCACCGACGCCACCGCCGACGCGCCGAAGCCCCCGGCACACTACGCCGAGCGGGCGGACGCCGGCGACGTCACCTGGCTCGAGGACGCTATCGAAGACTACCTCGGCATCACCGTCGCCGGCGCCCAGGCCGAGATCTGCCGCGCGGTCGCCGAGCACAAGCAGGTGCTCGTGGTGACCGCGAACGGCCTCGGGAAGTCCTACATCCTCGCGGCCATCACCATCGTCTGGCTCCTCATCCGCTACCCCGCCGTGTCGTTCGCGACCTCGGGGACCGAGCGGAAGATGAAGCGGACGTACTGCAAGCCCGTCGAGGCGCTCCACGGCAACGCCCGCGTTCCACTCCCCGGCGAATACAAGAGCCGCCCCGAACGCATCGAGATCGAGGGTGAGCCCGAACACTTCTTCGAGGCTAGCTCCCCTCGGGACGCGGGCGAACTCGAAGGCGTCCACGGGGCGTACACCCTGAGCATCATCGAGGAGGCGGACAAGGCCGCCGTCGACGAGGACGTCATCGACGCGATGCGCTCGCTCGCGAGCGACGACCGCGACCGCCTCATCGCCATCGCCAACCCGCCCGAGGACGAGACCAACTCGATCTACGAGTACATGGAGGACCACCCGAAGTGGGAGGTCCTCCGGTTCTCGACGTTCGACGCGCACAACGTCCAGGTCGAACTCGGCAACGCCGACGGCCCGATGATCGACGGCATCGCGACGATCTCGAAACTGGCCGACGACTGGGAGGAGTACAACGGCTCGGCCTGGCCCGGCCTCGAGGAGGCCCGCCGCGTCTCCGCGCCGAAGCTCGACGAGGACGGCAACCCCGTCTTCCGGGACGACGACACGCTTGAGAACAACCCCGACTTCCGAGCGGACCTCTCGAAGCGCTGGTACCGACGCCGCGCCGGGATCATGCCCCCGGACGGCGCGAGCGTCCACCGCCCGTACGGCGTCGGCGACGTGAAGGACGCCTGGGCACGCGGCGAAGTCCTCGACGATCAGCCCGACTTCGAGCTCCCGGCTCCGCTCGGGTCGGGAATCGACGTTGCCCGCGAGACCGACCAGACCGTCCTCGCGACCGTCCACGGCGACGCCATCGAGATCCACTACGCCGAACGCGGGACGAACCACATCGATCAGGGCGACGAACTCGAAGAGATCCTCCTCGACATGCCGCGCCACCCGGTCGCAGTCGACTTTATCGGCCACGGCTCGGCGATCCACGACCAGCTGAACGAGTCGCTCCCCGACGTCGGAAAGTTCGAGGCTGGCTCGAAGGCGAGCCAGGAGACGACGTACTACTCGAAGTGGGCGGAGGGGATGGCGCTCCTCGGCGAGTTCCTCGACAACGGTGGCGTGATCCGGGAACGCCAGCTCCGGAAGGAGATGCTCGCCGGCGCTCGCGAACTCGAGTTCACCGAGAAGTGGTACTCCAGCCGCGAGGCGGAGGTCTACACGCTCAGCTCCAAGGATGACATCAAGGATCGCCTCGAGCACTCCCCGGACTACTTGGACGCGGCGATGCAGGCGGTCTGGGCGGCCTCGGACGACACCGAGTTCGACGAGGACGACGACGGCGACGCCTTCCTCATCAGCTACTGATACATCATGAGTCTCAGAGAATCACTTCGAGTGCGGGTCGAACAGCTGGCACCCGGCGGGGACGAGCCCGCGCCCCGGGGCGAACACCGCCGGGTGAAAACCACCGAACGCGACGACGACGAGGGCATCGTCTCGTGGGTGCTCGGCTACTCCTCGCCGAGCCCGAGCACGGCGGCCGTCGAAGCCGAGGAGCGCGACGCCCCGGCGACGATCGCGACCAACTGGGAGCACTACTACAAGGACTTCGCGCTCACCCGCGCCCCACTCCACCTCTTCGACGAGGCCGTCATCGAGCCCGGCTACAAGATCCGCGTCGAGGACGCCAACGGCGAGCGCGACCGCGACATGGAGGACGCCCTCAACCTCTGGGCGTCCAACTGCGTCATCCACGCCGGCGAACTCGGCCACGACCTCCGGAAGCTCCTCGGGTCGCTCCCCTCGAAGCGCCGCGGGAAGGGCACCGTCCTGATCGAGAAGGTCGGCACCGAGAACGACCCCGACAAGACGGTCGCGCTGATGTCACTCGATCCGTCGACGTTCAAGATGCACACCCGCGAGCGCCAGCCCATCCTCATCCAGCCCGACGACGACGTCGACCGCGAACACCCGACGACGCCGACCGGGAAGGCGACCGCGTACACCCAGTACCACGAGGACGTCCCCGGGCACAACGAGAAGGACCCGATTCACTTCGCGACCGACGACATCATCAAGCTGACCTACGACGCCGACGACGGCGAGGTCTGGGGAACGTCGGTCTTCGACGCGATCTCCGACCGGATCGACGCGCTCCGCCAGAAGCTCGAGGACCGCGACTTTGCCATCCGGCAGACGGGCTACCCTCACCGGATTTACTCCTCGGAGAACTGGTCGCAGGAGGAGGCCGAAGCGTACGCTGAAGCCCACAAGGAGGGTGACGTCTCCAGCGAGTACGGTCCCGAGGACGATGACGACCGCGGCGGTGACAAGAACTCGTTCGCGGGCCGCGTCGACTTCGTCCCTGACGAGGTCAACGTGCAAGTCGAGGAGGGGTCGGTCCCCGATCTCGACAGCGCGATCCGGGACGACGTCGAGCAAATCTTCTCGGTGATGCCCGTCGGCAAGTACCAGATTGCGTACGCCGACGACCTCAACCAGTTCGTCGTCGACCCGCAGCGGGAGCAGGACAAGGAGGCCGTCGACTCCGAGCGGCGGGACCTCGAACGGACGTTCGAGCCAATCATCGAGGAGAAGGCCGACGAACTCGCCAGCGGCGACCAGTACCCGGGCGAGGTCTCGTTCAGCATCGAGCCGCCGGAGGACGAGAACCCGCTCCGTCGCGAGAGCTTCCCCGCCGACAACCTGCAGACGTTCGCCGACGCCTGGAAGGCGTACAAGCAGAGCGGCGCCGAGCAGGACCTCCCGCCCGAGGCGTTCGCCGAGTTCGCAGGCTTCGACCTTGAAGAGAAGCAGGACGAGTACGAGTGGGAGGCTGACTCGCTCGAAATGGACGACGAGGACGACACCCCCGAAGCGATGGACGAGATCGCCTCCGACG